ACCCGCACGTTCCTCAGCGCCGAGGGCGTGTTGCCCGCGTTCTCGGCGAACGCCCCGTAGCGGCCGCCGGCACCGGTCGCGCGAATGTAGCCCAGCGCCGGGCTCAGCGCGCCCTTGACGCCACCGATGACCAGTCCGGTGATCAGGCCGCCAATCAAAAAGTGCCAAAGCCGCAGCGACTTGCGCAGACCTTTGAGGAAACCGACCTGGGTGCCTTTGGCGGTCATCTCGGCCAGGCCACCGCCAACCCGAGCATCCCTGATAGAGTTGATCCATCCGCGCTGGAAAGTCTTCCTGAATTTGCCGTGAAGACCAAACATCAATCTATCCGTAAATTCCAGCATTATTCTATTATGCCATAGGGCATCGGCAGCATATCGATCCTTGACTCTGCCCAGCCAACCCTGGCCAATTGGCTTTCCGGCAGGTCCCAATAGACCGCTGGCGCCCCCTCCACCAGGAAGAAGATTCTTTAGCAAATCCGGAAACATTGGCTTCCTAACGCCAAGCAACTTTTGCCCGGCAACCTGCCCCGCCAGCAACCCGGCGACCGCACCGCCAAGCAAGCCGCCGGCCGCACCACCACCAGCCGCGCCAGCGCCAGCAGCGCCCATCCCGCCCGCCCGGGCGAACTCGCTGGCCACGGCATTGCGCAGTTGGCGGGCGGCTTGGCGGGCGCCGGTAACGTCGGCGCGGATGTTGACGCCCAGCACCAGGTCGGGAAGTTTGAAGCTGGTGATCATAGGGGTGGCACCACCTTTCCAAAGATCGCGCGGGCGGCTTGCAGGTTGCGGCGGGTCAGCTCGGCCGGGTCAACGCTCTCGAACTTCAGCAGGTACTGGTCAAGTGCCATTGGGTTGCTCTTGCCGTTGAAACCCAGAGCGATGTCGTGCAGAGCCTTTGCCAGCTGAGCCGACTGCCAATCGCCGCGCCGGTCGCCGCGCGGCTCGCTGGCGAGGTATTCCTGCCAGACCCGCAGCTCGGGCTCCGGCATATCCTCCAGCAGTTGTCCGATCGGCAGTCGCAGGAAGATTGCCAGGTCGAACAGCCAGGCATCCTCCTTGTCAAAGAGGGTCTGATTTGGCTGCTCCACTGTTGACCGCTCGGAAGGCGTCGAGCAACTGGCCGACCAGCAGGCCCGGCCAGTCCTTGGCATCTTCCACGGTGTCGGTGCCGGCCAGGCTGTTGCCGTCGGCGTCGGTGAACCACTTGCCGACCAGCGCGTGCACCAGCCGTGGCGCATCGTTGGCGAACTTGGCGGTCAGCCGGTCGGCCTCCTGCAGCTCGCTGATCGAGAGGCGCTTGACGCTGACCTCGATGTCCAGGCACTCGATGTGCTTCAGCTCGCGGGCGGAGAGCGCTTTGGCCAGGGCGGTGATGCTCACGGTAGCTCCTTGCGGTTACGACCAGTTCGGCGGGGTTTCGACCGCGCCGCCGTTCAGGTTGGTCACGACCACCACGCCGTTCGCGCGCCAGGCCTCGCCACGGCTGGCCTCGTTCGGCGTGTAGGACTTCAGGTAGCCCCAGAAGGTCAGGGTGCCCAGCGAACCGCCGCTGCTGTCGGCAAACTCGATGGTCATCTGCTGGTTCTTGTTCAACTCGGCGATGGCGGCGGCCAGATCGTTGGGGTGGTAATCGCAGGTGAAACTGAAGTCCGGCACCTCGATCAGGGATTGCGGCTGCTTGGTGACATAGAGCACGTTCGACAAGCAGGTGTTGTCGATGGGTTCGCCGCCGTCCAGGCCGATGGAGCCGAGCTGCACGTTGCACAGGCCGAACGTGCCGATCGTCAACATCGTGCCGACGGCTTCTTGCGCTTTGAGGTTGGGGGTTGGCACGGGCTTTCTCCTTAGATGAGTTGACGCATTACGAGGAAGTTCTGGGTCATCAGCTGCCGGTGCTTCTCGTCCTTGCCCAGCTCGTTGATGACCCCCTGGCGCAGGATCCGCAGATACTCGACCGTCTGTAGCCCGTCGGGCACCGAGAAGCCCAGCCGGTCAAGTTCGACCTCGACCTGCCTGGCCAGTGCCCAGGCAGACTCATAGGTGCGGGCGCGGCAGCGAACCTGCACCCGGTAGTTATCGAGGGGCGCGCACTGCAGCGTATCGTCGGGCTCACCGGCATAGGCATACAGGGTAATGGCCTCGCTGGGCTCGGGCGGTTCCTCGCCGACGAAGATACCGACGCCCGCGCCCGCACCGATGGTGCCCAGGCCAAGGTTGCCGATGCCCTTGCTCTCGAGGTGTCTGGCGATATCGGTGGCGGGGCTGTTCATCGTAGCTCCTTGATGGCCAACGGCCGCAGCCGGGGGCCCACCGCCAGGACTGCCCGCTCCAGGAACTTCGGCTTGCGGCCTTCTAGGTTCTCGTGCACCTGCGCGGCGTAGGGCGCCTGGTAGCCGACCTTGGCCTTGGCGCGGCTGCCCTCGATCACTGCCGACACCGCCACCGAACTGTTCTTCAGGTGACCGGTGATGACCGGCACGTTGCGCTGCGACTCGTCCTGCACCAGGGCGGCGGTCTCGGTGGCCGCACGGGCGCAGGCCTGCAGCACCTGCAGGTTGATCCCGGCAAGCGCCTTTTCCAGGCCGCGCTTGAACTGCGCCTCGTTCTGGATGGTGAAGGTGTAGGCAATCATCCGCAGGTCGCCTTGTAGACTACGATGCCACCGCCGGGGTCTTGCGACCGTTCAACGGTGCGGATCCGGATCGCCCCCGCATCGACGGGGTCGGCCAGGGCGCTGGTGCCCTGTACCACGTAGCTGTCGACCAGCGGCGCGCTGGCGAAGTAGACAATGGCGCGGCTGGTGTACTCGCGGCCTTGCCCGTCGTAGGCGCGGGTCACGTTGTCCTGCCAGCGGCACTTGGCCTGCACGGGCGGGTTGGCGGGCACCTCGTGGCCGTCCGGGCTTTGCGGCGGCCACACCGTGCAGGTCTGGGTTAGCAAGCCCGGGTAGGACACGGCTAAACCCTCCGGTACTGGTCAAGGGCGCTCATATAGGGCCCGACGGCACTGGCGATCGAGGCGCTATCGAACTTATCGTAGGCATAGTCGCCGACCCGCTCGCTCTTCATCCCGGCGGCCTGGCCGAACGTGCGCCAGGCGTCGCAGCAGATCTTGATGACGATCAGGGTCAAGCCGGCGGGGATGTCGGCAGCCTGGTAGCCGCCAGTGTAGATGACCACCAGGGGGCGCACCCGGCGGATCTCGCTGTCGCTGTCAATGCCGTAGTTCTCGGGGCGCCACTGGTAGTCGTCGCGAATGGCCAGGCGATAGACCCCGGCCGCCTCGGCACGCTGCAGCAGCACCCTGGTCAAGGCGCCGTAGAGCACCAGGTCGTCGCCGGCCTCGCCGTCGGCGGTCTCCTGGTCGAGCAGGCAGTGCGCCGGGTAGTCATCGTAGCCGTCCGCCACGGTGGCCGTCCAGCCCGCGGCGGCGATCTTGGTGGCCAGGTCGGCGAGGGTGTCGGTGATGATGATAGCGACGTCGGCGGCGACCATTCCCGCAACCAGGCGCAGGGTGGTCGTGCCCGTGCGGTTGGTCGTGATGTAGGCGCTGAAGTTGCCCGTGGGGTAGCTGATGGTCACGGCCTGCTGGCGGCCACCGGCGCAGTACAGGATGGCCTCCACCGGGGTCTCGTCGAGCACGATCTCGGTGTCCTCGCGCCCGAGCAGCAACTTGGCGGCCACCGTGCCGCGCTCGAAGTTGCGGGCGCAGTAGCGCTTGACCTGCTCGTCAACACCGGCGATCAGGGTCGTCAGCTGGGCGTCGGAGGCGGTATCAGTAATTCCCAACCACGATTTGACGGTGGCAAGATTGGTCAACATCTACCGCTCCTTGGGTTACGTTTGGCAGCCGGGCTGCCCTTCCGGACAGCCCGACTGGGTAGGTCGTTAGATGGTCGGGGTCGGGGTGCCGCCGCTGGCGCCTTCCAACACGATCCACGGGCTGACCTGGTCGGTGCCCTGGTTCGGGTAGATGGCGCGGCTCCACTTCGGCGTGCCGTTGTTGCGCAGCACGAAGCGGAATGCCGTTTCGTCGAAGATGAATCTTACGTGGATGCTGGACGCGGCCTGGACGCCGCCCTTCTCGATCAGCAGGTACTCCGACATGTCGAAGAACCCGATGTCGCCCTTGGCGCCGAGCAGCGGGCTGACTTCGCAGATGCGGATCGGCCGGCCGAGCAGCGTGCCGTAGGGCGCGACGCTGAGGCCACCCGGGGGCAGCCAGACCGGCTGGTCGCCGATGGTCATCCCGATGAGCTGGGGCAGCACGCTCGAGCTGCAGAACCACTCAGCGCGGGCGATGCTCGGCGGGTACATCCGGCTGTACATCCGGGCGATGTCGTTCGCGTCAACACGGTTGGCCGTGTTACGCTTGATGGTCACGAGGGCGGCGGCGTTCAGCAGGCCGAGCAGCTCGGTCGTGCCGGCGCCGTGCATCCCTTCGTAGTCCATCTTGTACGCGAACTCCTTGCCGAACCAGCTGGTGACCATCGCCTCCAGGGCGGGCTCGTCCTGGAGCAGCTCGTCGGTGGCGTAGTACAGGCCGACCAGCTTCTCGAGGTCGACCGTCTTGCGGCCGAATTTCGGCATCGACTTGGTCTTCTCCGCCGCTTCCGCGATGCGGTAGACGTTGACCGCGTGATGTCCGTCGCGCCGGTCGTAGTCCAACAGCTCGTTGAACTTCAGGCCGTTGTAGCCCGCCCCGATCGGCACGCGATCCATATCGCGCACCAGGACGCCGTTCTGCGCCATCCGGGTGAGCAGGTTGCGGCTGAACTGCTGGTCGACCAGGTAGCCACCCTCGTCGTCGGTGGTCTCGTTGTTGCCCGTGGGCGCCTTGTAGGCGACGTTCTGGCCACGGACGGCCTTCAGGAGGCCACCGAGGTTCTTGTACTCGGTGATGCGGCCATCGTCGGCCGTGGTGGTCTGGGCGGTCTGCTGCAGCTTCAGGCCTTTGACGGCCTCGGCGACGGCGGACTGCACCAGCGCCTTCTGCTCTTCGCAGCGGGCGGTGTCGGCGGCCGTCCAGTCGTGGGCGACTTCGGCAGCCTTCAAGGACGCGGCGGTGGGCTCATCGACTTCGACGATAGAGCCGGGCTGGAACTGCTTCCAGGCTTTCAGGAGCTTGAGTGTCATTGCGGGGACTCCTACTATTGCGATTCACACGCCCACGCGGGGCGCGACTTGGTGAATGTCGTTTGTGCTAGTTTCGCGGCCTGCCTCTAGGGGTTGCCGTGGGCAGGGTGGCGGCGCTAGACGCGACCCATTCGTCGTTGAAGTTCATCGTACACGATCCTGGTAACCTCGGCCTGCAGCTCGATCTGCACCTGGGCAGCGGTCTTTACCAGGCGGGGGGCGAAAGTCTTGGGCGCGGCCGGCGGTGCCGGTGCGGCCGGGGGCGGTGGCGTGACGTCGGTGTGCAGGCACTTGCCCAGCGCGGCCAGCTTGAACTGCTTGACGCTGGTGATCAGCGCGTCAATGTTCGCGGGCACGCTGACCAGCGAGTGCTCGAGCAGGATGGCCTTGGTGATGAACGCGGCGGGCTCGGCCTTGCTGTTCCACTCCGGCCACTTGCGGGCGGCGTCCATCAGGCTGCCGTAACTCTTGTGGTTGGGGGTGGCGAACTCCATCGGGATGTAGCCGATGCTAGAGGTATTCAACATCTTGCCCTTGACCAGCGTCAACAGGTCGTTTGCCAGGGGGGTCTCGGCCATCAGGCTGCGGGTCTTGAGCCCGTAGCCGTCGCTGGCGATCAACAAGTCTTTGCCGACCGGCGGCATACTCCACTGATGACCCCAGAGCAGCACCGGCGCCTTGCGGAACTGGTCAAGGTTCATCCCGTCGGGCAGCACGACCTCGTTGTCGCGGTCAACAGTGCGGACGCTGGCGTAGCCGCTGAACGTGCGCTCGTCCACCTCGTCCAGGCCTGCCACGGCCACGGCGCGGTGCAACTCGGGCTGCACCCCGGCATCCTTGAGCTGGGTATCGATACCCTCGCGGAGTTGCTCCGGCAGGTGCGGGAGGAAGTCGGCCAGGCTGATCTTAGACTTCATCGGTGGGCTCCGTGGGTTGCGGCGCGGGCTTCTGCTCCTCGGTCATCGGCGGCAGGTCATAGCGCTCGCGGGCTTCATCAACGGTGATGATACCCGCGTTCTTGAGGCCGACCGTCTCGGCAAGTTGCGCTGCCTGGTCGCGCGGCACGTTCTCTTCGTACTGAAGGAACAGCCGCCCATCGTAAAGCGGCACCAGGCGCTCGTTCAGCTTCTCGCTGATGCGGGTCAGGCGCGGCTTGATGGTGTGCAGCTCGTAGGTGTAGTTCGCGGTGCTGGCGGTGGCACGGTTGCTGTTCTCGGTGTCCAGCAGGTCAAGCGGCACCCCGAACGCCCCGGCGATCTCCGTCCTGGCCATCCTGCGCCCCTCACGGAAGCTCATCTCGCGGGGGCTCAGGCCGACGGGCAGCACCTCGTACTTGCTGTCGCCGACCATCACCCGGCCGGACTTGCTGTTGCCCCGGAGCTTGCGGTTCCAGTCCGCCTCGATGCGCGCCAGCTCGGCCTTCTCGACGACGCCGCTGTACTTGATGAAGAGGCTCGGCACCCCCATGTTCGCGTTCAGGGCGCGCTCGTGCTGCTGCATCGTGCGGTAGTCGATGATACTGCCCCAGGCCGCCTTGGCGGGCCCGGTGCCGTAGACGCTGCCGTCGGGGCTGGGAAAGCGGAAGTGAATGACCTGCTCGGCGGGGATGACCTGCTCATTGGGCGGGCTGCCGAAGATGTAGGTGCCGACCAGGTTCTTCTTGTCCAGCTTGATCTTGACCAGGTGCGGTGGCAGGATCAGGATCTGCTGGGGCACCCCGAACGCCCCTTCCACCAGCCACCAGTAGGCGTTGCCGGTCAACTCGAGGTCAAGCTCGGTCAACTCGAACAGCTCGAAACGGCCTTGAAGTTCGTTGACGTAATTCAGCAGGTCGAGCACCGGGTGGTCGAGCACCTCGTCGACGGTCGCTTGTTTGCGGCTTGCGGGCAGCGCCTGCTTGACGTGCCGCAACTCGCTGCCGGTGACCGCGCGGTGGGCGCACTTGAGGGCACCCTGGCCGTTGCTGGTCGTGGCGTACAACTTCAGCGGCTGGGCAGCGATGCGCCCGGCATTCTTGTTGGCGCAGGCATAGACCCACCCGGCGTAGGAGTTGATGAGCGCCTGCAGATCGGCCTCGGGGTCGACGGGCTGCGGGCTCTCGATCCCGTAA